ATCTCACTATCCCCCTTGCGAAAAACTCATACCCCTTGCGAGGTATGAGCGAAGGGTCTCAGTTGTACCTGAGGAGCCCATTCACATAGGTGTAGGCCCAGATCTTGCGATGCCGGGGCGACAGGGTGTCCGGGAACGGGACGTAGAAGGGCGCACTGTCACGCCCCTCGGCCACGTCGACGTACGCGCAGTCCTCCGACATGCGGAGGCTCTTTCCGAGCATCCAGCCCGCCAGCGTATTGCAGATGGCGTAGAGGGGCCCGGAATACAGCTTCTTCCAGAGGGGGAGGCGTTCGTACTTGAGCATGGCGCGCAGGGCGCGACGGAGGTCCTTGTCGGTCAGGTTGTACCGGATGATCATGTCTCGGTGGTCGGCACGGCAGGAGCCGCAGAGCCAGTGTTCCATGATGGTGGTCCTTTCAAGTAGGGGTTTCCTTCACTATGACCCGGGCGAAAAAAGGTAGCCCGTGCGGCTACCGAGCTCGACTCAGGCGTAGGGGTTGAGTGCCATTGAGTTGAGCTCGTGGAGTGCACGGGCCCCTTCCTCGGTGAAGTCACGGATCATGGTCTCGAGCTCCTTCCGGCGCTTGATGCGAAACACACTGGTCATCTCGAGCTCCTCTCGAGCCGCCTTCGTGGCGGTGGCGAGAGAGTCAAGACGAACGATGAGCACGCAAGCGCGGGGGCTGAGCTTGATGGTGTTGTTCATGATAGTGATCCTTTCGAATTGAGGTTGGTGGTTCACTATCACCTTTGTTAAAATTGTGGTTTTTGTTACACGATTGGCGAAAAACAAGAGCCCATGCCGCTTGTGGGCATGGGTTGAGTGTCAGAGGTTGTTGACTTCCCTCTTCATCTTGGCCAGCTCGAGGCTGAGAATCGCGTAGGGCCACCTCTCCCGGTTGGAGAGGACGAGGGGCTTCACTGGGGTCAGCCACACGAGGCGCCGGTCTGCGGTCCAGACCTTCGGTTCCTTCCTCATCGCGAACTTCGCCAAGAGGTTGAACAGGGTGAAGTAGATGAAGCGGATAGGGGTCTGGAACCGCGCCCGGGCCTGCGTGAGCAGGCTCCAGAGCGAGTCCTCGTCGAAGTCTCGGGCGAGAGAGGTGACGAAGTCGATCCAGGGAGCGGAGATGACATACATGGGAGTGTCCTTTCTGATAGGGGGTATCTCACTATCCCCCTTGCGAAAAACTCATACCCCTTGCGAGGTATGAGCGAAGGTCTCAGAGGTGATACCTCGTGAGACCACTGAGGTAGACGTAGATCCAGTAGGACCTCACGAGACGTGAGACGTCCTTCGGGATCGGGACGAAGAGCGGGCTCTCATCGACGAGAACGTCCGCGTACACCCCGCCCGCGACCGGGCGGATCCACCCCCGCATCTCCCAGCGCAGCCTCAGCGAGGTGAGGCCGGCCATGAGAAGCAGGTGGAGATGCCGCCAGTCGTGGCGGGAGTGACGGAAGTTCTCGAGGAAGAGTTCGACGAACAGCACGTCGTCCCATCCGAAGTGTGCGAACGTGTCCTGCGCGATCTTACGGCGCTCACGGTCGAGCCAGTGGTTCATGATGGTGTTCTCCTTTCGTAGGGGATTCCTTCACCATGCGCTGTGCTGAAACCTCGGGTACCCCCTGTCGCTGTGGTTCCTGCTGACGGACCAGACGTTCCCGGGCTGCACCCACTCCCTGATCTCGTCCCAGTCGAAGGGGCAGCCGACGGCGCGGATGCCCAGCTTCTCCATGGCGCTCATGAAGTTGTTCTTGACCTCCATGGCCCTCCGGATCTCATCGGCGTTGCCGACGCAGTGGGCGGGGCGGAAGTGGACGAAGCTCGTCCACCGCACGTCCGTGACGGGGAAGTAGTGGAAGACCCCGGTGAGGGCCGCCTCCTCGCCCTCGGTGAGATAGGCGCCGAACTGGCCGGCGTCCGTCCACAGGTAGACCCCGTTCGTCATCTCGTTGTCGCGCATCATGTTCTCCTTTCGCTGTGCGCGGTCTCAGCCCTTCCAGGCCGATTCGTTGAACCTCCCCTTCCTCGCCTGGCAGTCCATGATGGCCCTGCCGATCGTCGAGTCGGAGAGGAGTCTGTGGCAGTACAGCGTCCTGTACGCGGTGTTCATGCGGTCGATGCGTCCGAACGCCTGTTCGGCCATCCACCACGAGTACGACGGGGAGTAGAACATGACCGTGTCCGTCGACACGCAGTTCCACGCCTCGCAGGACGAGTAGTGCACGATGTGGAAGTACTCGTTCGAATCGGGTACGGGATCGTGCCTGTGCCCGTTGCGCTCCGTGATCGTCCGACCGAGCTCCTCCCCGATCTCGAGAAGGATGTCCCGCTCGTACTCCCAGGAGTAGAAAACCAGTATCCTGGGCGTCTCAGAGACGATCTGACGGGCTTTCTCGCGCCGATCGTGGGAGGTATTGACTATGCGCTGCTGGACCCTGCAAAGGGCCGCTGCGTCCCTCTGAGGGGCGTCCTCGTAGGGGTCCCACCGCTTCTTGGTCATCTTCTCGTAGAACTCGCGATCGTAATCGCACCAGTGATCGACGAAGCGGCGCTCGGTCGCTCGGTCATCCCCCATCTCCACGAGCAGACGGGAGCGCAGTCTCCGCAATCGGGCCTCGTTGACGTACCGCTTGATCTTCGGGTACTTCGCCCACCGGTCCCAGATGACGTGCTTCTCGTAGAAGTCGGTCTTGTTCTCGTACCAGCCATTGGCGAGGAACAGGGACAGGTAGTCCTTCCACGAGTCCCCGGGCGTCGCCGAAAGCATGATCCAGTCGTTCTTCGAGGAGATCTTCAGGAAGTTTTGAGCCCACTTCCCGGATCCCCTCAGCTTCTGCTCATCGAACACGAAGAAACAGCCGGTCCTGTCCTTCACGTCCGAGATCTTGTTCCAGGAGACCACCTCGAACGGGGCCTCATAGGCCCCCATCTTGGCGATCTCCGCCTCCCACTCCATGGAATCCCTTTTCGCCGGAGTGGTGACCACGACGAGAGCACGATCCGGGTGCGCCCTCCGCCAATAGGCGACGGCTGTGATGGACTTGCCGGAGCCCACCCCGCCCATGAGGACGCACCCGTCGTGCATCTTGTCCAGAGCCTCACGCTGCTTCGGTCGCAGCCTCACCCTCGATGGGGAGGTCGTCGCCACTGGCGTACTCGAAGTGATACGTGGGGTTCTTGTACATCCCTCGCAGGGTCTTCCCGACCATGCTGGGGGAGAGGAAGAGGGCCTCCGCCGCGGCGGACTGGGACGGGTAGACGACCCCCGTCTCGAGGCACCTGACTGGTCCCCTGCGCAGACGCCTCCGCTCGGGCGGGTCGCCCTTCTCGCTGGGGGACCAGTCGTCTGGGAGCTCGCAGCCGAAGAGCCTCTCGACGAGCCTCTTGAGGTCGTGCTCCTCCCCGTGGTACTTCACCACCCACTTCCCGTCGACCCGATGGGGCCGGATGTGGCGCGCACCGCGGAGGTGCCATGCCCTCCCCTTCGAGGAGAGGATGATCTCCCCGCCGGCGACGCGCTTGAACTTCTCCTCGCTCATGCTCGGGCCTCGACGGGGGCGAACGCGAGCCCGTCGCCGAGCTCCTCCCCGTTCTTGACGAACGTCGGCTTCCTCCCGTCATTCCAGACGACGATCCCCCCGTGGTCCTTGACGTGGAGGTTCACGTCGTTGCCGATGACGCTGACGGAGAAGGTCGTGAGACCCTCCTCGTGCGTGATGTACGCGATGTTCGGGTCCTGGGCCATCCTCCGGAGGTCCCCCACGGTCTGAGGGGCGTAGTAGCGCCCCATCTCCTTCTCGTGAACGATGGACACGCGGCACCCGTACCCGTCGAAGCCGTGGATGTACGCCCTCTCGTTCTTGAAGGCCCAGTGGTCCCCGTCCTTGCAGACGACGTCGATCCCGTGCCCGCGGCGGATGTACCGGATCTCGCCCCCGATGAGGATGACCACGACATCGTCGTCCTCAGCGTCGCGTCCGATCACGAAGGGAGTCTCCGGGAGCTCGAAGAGATCACGGGCGAACTCCGACGGAGTCTCCTTCTTGCCCCTCCTGAGCGAGAGCGTCTTGGTGGGGCACCTCTGGATGACGTTGGCGGCGCTGACGCCCCAGACGGAGTTCATGATCTTCTTGATACGGGTCTTCTCCTCCATCTCGTTCTCGCGTCCGGAGTGGTCGTGCTTCTTCAGCAGCCCCCGGTAGGACCCGATCTCGATCTCCCCGAAGGGGCTGCGGTGGAGCCCGCTGTCGGGGGTCACCTCGAGGTTCTCGGCGATGCAGTCGTCCTCGTTCCCCCAGATGGACACGGTCCCCCTCTCGCAGTCGACCCCCACGAAACCCGTCCAGAATCGCGAGGAGATCTCCCGCAGGTCTCGCAGATCGTAGAGGTTGTAGAGGACGCCGCCGGGCTCCCACCCGCTGCGCCACATCTCGCTCTCGGTGAACTTCGCGGATCCCCGCATGAACGAGAAGTGGGCCCTGGGGCTCCTCGAGGGGATCTCGCCCCGCTCGTCCAGCTCGACGACGCGCTCCAGCTCGTCACCGGGGCGGATCACTCGGTCGTAGACGGACCTGCGAGTGAGGCACATGTGGTGCTCCTCCTCGCAGAAGACCGAGAGCTCAACGCCCTTTCCGTCCTCCGTCACCGTCCCCGTGGGCATGACGGGCCACTTGCGCATCTCCTCGAGGAAGGTCTCGGGAGAGCTGTCGACCCCCCAGCTGACGCTGACGTGGTCCTCGGTCGCGATGGCACAGCACTTCATGATGTTCTCCTTTTCCGGTCAGTGCTTGTCGAAGACGAAAGTGATTCCGAAGCGCTCGGCGAGCTCGTCGCCGCTTCCGGCCGCCCCGGGGAAGACCCCGTGGAAGCCGACGCGGTCCGAGAAGAGCAGGACATCGGAGCCGTTGTACCAGGTCCACCGGGCGCCGTCGACGACGATCGTCATGACGCCCTTGGTGGGGTTGATGGTGATCTCGCTCACCCCGCGCTCCTCGTAGAGCCTCCAGAGCTCTCCGAGGTTGACGCTCTGATAGAGGCGCCCCCTGCCTCCGGACTCGGTGGTGTAGTTCAGGACCGCCATGATGTCTCCTTTCCAAGACGGTAACGTGGTCTCTTGATCTTTCCCGCGACGGTCATGCTGACCATCGACGGGCTGATGTGGAGCGCCTCCGCCGCGGCGCACATGTTCTTGTAGACGATGCCGGTGTCCAGGTCCTTCACCGGACCCCGGTACTTCCTCCGACCGAACGGCGGCTCGGTCGACTTGGGCGGCGTCCAGAAGAGGTCGAGGTCCTCGCCGTGGAGGACTCTGACCAGGTCGTTGACGTTCCGCCAGCGGTTGCCCCAGCAGACGTGCCAGTCGAACCCCTTGCCGAGGTCCAGCATTCGGGGCTTGAGATATGCGGACGCCCGGACGGACCACACGCGCCCCATGTTCGAGACGTACGCGAGCCCGTCCGGGGTCTCCACGAACACCTCGCCGATCACTCGGTCATCCAGACCAGGTGGTAGACGTTGTCCTCCTCCACCATGGCCTGGTTATCGGCGAGGGCGACATCGTCCGGGTGCTTGTACGAGGGGACGATCCATCGGACGCCCGGGCAGATCATCCACCATCCAGTCGGCCCGACGCGCCCGACGAACCCCATGTCCTCGATCCTCATATCGAAGAGGGCGAGGATCTCCGGGATCTTCTCAATCTCGCTGGCGGAGACGTAGACAGCAATAGTGGTCTCGTCCATCAGAACCCCCATTCGAGGTCCAGCTCGTCGGGCACGACCACGACGATCATCTTGCGGATATAGCCGCTGACCCCCATGCGGTGATGGTAGTCGGCGAAGGAGACATCGACGCGCGCCACACGGGCGGTGTCGATGTTGCCCACGGTGTCGGCCGTGAGCTTGATCTGCTGGCACTCCCTGGGGTCCTCACCCGGAGGGCACGGGACCATGCGGATGTCGGGATCCGCGAGACCGCCGAAGGAGCACTTGAGGTTGAGGTAGTGCTCCGGGACGTACTCGACGTCGTCCTTCGGCTTGGTCGTCTTGACCCTGAACCCCGCGTCGAGGAGCATCGCCGCGGTCTCCTCGTCGAGGACAACGTTGCAGTTGGGCTTCTCCCCCTTGGGGTTGAACTGGGTCGGAGCGCCCGTGAAGTTCGTCGCGAAGATGAACTTCGTGTTCTTAATGGTGTAGACGGTCGCCATTACCGGTTCCTTTCGATCGTGGCGTTGAGGATGATGTAGACGATGATGCCGGAGACACCGAGGCCGATGCAGGCCCCGATGAAGCCGTGAATGAGCCAGCCGAGGCTCATGCAGAACGTGGTGGCTCCGAACCCGAGAAGAGCCGCCGAGAGCATGACCATGAGCACGGACACGGCCACCGACCTCTTCGTGGGCCTCGCGGTGCCCTCCTGTAGGAGAATGGCGCCGATCGTCATGAGTACGAGCTCTCCCAGGAGAGCGAGAGGATGGATCATTGCAGTTTCCTTTCGTTCGATCGTATGAGATACCCGCCCCGAAAGGCCCATGCACCGGGTGATGCATGGGGGTTGAGAGTCACTTGCGGTTGGGGGTGTCGATGATGATCACGTTCCCGCGAACGGCTTCCTTGATAGCGCGTCCCCGCTTGCCCATGAGGGCGACGGAGAAGAACACGCCAACGAAGAAGACGATGGTCTTGATGATGGAAACGGTGATGTCAATCATGGTGATGACTTCCTTTCGGGGTGGGTATCTCACTATCCCCCTTGTTAAAATTGTGACTCTAGCGCTGGCGCATCTCCCGAACGAAGACCCAGATCAGCCAGAGCCCTCCACTGAACATCGTCAGGAGGGCGTCTCCGATGAAGTTCCAGAATCCGTACCGGCGCATGTCTCTTCCTTTCTTCCGCCGTTGATGAACTCCTCGGCGTCCCCGTATTTGGAGATCGCCGCGTACGCGTCGTCCAGGAGCTTCTCCGCGTACCTTCTGTCGACGAAGGACATGGGGTCCCTGTCGCTCTCCTCCGCGTACCGCTCGACCACGGCGCGCTCCTCCCACAGATATCCCTTCGCCCCGGAGGCCGAGACGAACTTCTCATCCCGCTTCACCAGGAGAGCGCCGCCTCCGCCCTCCTCGTTCACCGGGATGAACTCTCCGACGCGTCCGACGAAGCGCCTATCGGGCGCCTCCTCGGTTCCATGGTCGATGTAGAGCGTTCCCTTGACCACCTGCTTCTTCTCGACGAAGTCCTCAAGGCGATCCGGTCGCCCCTCACACAGGTGGTTGTACACGTAGGGCTGCTGGAACTGGGCACCCGTGGCGTGCCAGCCAGTCTTGTCATGGGCGAGGTACACGGCCCGGTTCACGAGACACATGCGGTCGTATGTGGTCTCGTGCTCGAACGTGTACCCCCACTTGCGTCCGTACTCGTTGACGAACTCGATGATCTCCGGAGTCGCCTCTGCGATCTTGATGGAGTCCGTCTTGATGTGGACGACGATCCCGCCACGCTCCTCGACGGCGTGCTTGAGGTCGATCATGAACAGGGCGCCCCGCTTCGCCACGATGTTGTCGGGGTTGTTGGCCGGGTCCATGCCGTTGCAGCGCGTCGGGAACCTCGCGGAAGTGAGCCCGTACACGCTGTTGATCGCTATCTTCAGAGAATATGCGAGCGCCTTCAAATCGCCCTCGAGGAAGGGCTTGAGAGCCCCGTCAAGGGCCTTTCCGGCCGCCTCCATATCCCCGTGCTTGATCGCGATTCTGGCGTCCACAATCGCCTTGAAACGCTTCGTATAGGTGTCTCCGAACGCATTCAGGGCGATGAGAGAGTGCGGGTGCATCGACGCGATGTCGAGCAGCGCCACGTTCCTGTAGATTCCCGGTTTCGCGTGAACGTATCCGCCTTCGCCCGGATCCTCTCCCCGATACGATGACTTCCCGTAGGAGAACTCGTACCCCGGGAAGTCCAGTGAGAGATCCCGATGGTGGAACGCCGGACGACGGTCGTTCCCGAATATGATCTGCTGGGTGCACTGGTTGGTCGTGTGGTTGACCGTGAGGCCGGCCACCTTCGCCAGCACCTGCGCGCCTCCCAGTCCGCCTCGAGATGGTGGAACACCTCTCGAGTGGCCCGCACGTCATTGGCGCAGTACTCGATCACGTGCGGGAGAATATCGTCGGGCACGGGCTCGTCCCAGGGATGGTCCATCTCCTTGTGCGGGAGCCCGAGCTCGATCTCCCACGCCTTGAGGCTCTGCTTCTTCGTCGAGAAGTCGTACACGTCCGTGTACGACAGGTTGTACGCCTCGATGAAGGTCGCGTCCCTGTCGTTGTGGACGAGTCTCTGAGACAACCGATAGCACGACGCCACGGACTCGCCCAGATACCGGGCGTAGATCACGTGGTTGTCGTACTTGCGGTTGTTGAAGCCGACGAGCTTCTTCTGAAGGAGCCGCTCGACCTCCTCCTTGGAGGGGTTGACCATGGGTACGACCTCGGCGCCCTCCCGATCGACCATCCAGCAGACGAGGAGGAGGTTCGGGTAGACCTCGATGTCGAAGAACACGATGTCGTCCGTGCTCGTGTTCTCGATCGGCTTCGAGGCGTATTCCCCCTTCTCCACGTCCTTGCTGCGCAGCTTTAGGCGCATGAGGATCTTGAGGCACTCCTCCTTCTGGTTCGTCGACTTCATGGCGAACCACATGATCTTCCCCCGCATGTCCGAGACGTCATACGAGAGATCGCTGTTGTACGCGTCGTTGAGGATCTTCTCGATGAAGTCCATCGACGGTTTCGTCGCCGGATGAATCTCCTTCCTGAGGTTCCGGATGATGAGTTCGCGCAGCGCCCGCTCGCTCTTGACCTGCGCCTGGTCGAGCACCTGCTTCTTCTCCTTTCTCGGCAGCGCCCCCGAGGAGAGAGTCGCCACCGGCATGTCATTGCACCCGTTGAGCATCCTCCGAAGGCTCGCCCGTCCTCGGAAGGTCTTGATCTCGATCCCCTCGGAGTACTCCGGCGAGAGCTCCGAAATATCGCCGGAGTAGGTGTAGTGGAGATGGATGCCGGCGCCGCTCTTGCTGAACTCGGCGTACGTGGGCGGGAATCGGCTCGCGGCCTCGAGATTCAACGCGCGATCCTTCTCCCCGTTCTCGCCTCGAATATCGAGGTCGATCACCACGTGGTCAAGTGGCGGTCGAACGAAATGAAGGCGATGCGGATCGAGTTCCTTCAGAGTCGTTCCGACGTCGTCCCATCTCGTGGTGGGATTCCCGTCATCGCCGGCGTACTGGGCCGGGCGATCGGCGAGAATATCATCCAGTGCGCCCGTGTCCTCATCGAGGGAGAGCCAGTACTTCTCCTTCGCGAGTTCGGGCGTCTTCTCCCGACCGTTGAACTTGTCGTCGCGGAATCCGGTGTAGTAGTTCCGAATGCGCTCGTCCCCGTCCCGGTATCGCCCGTGGAACACCCTGAAGTAGTTCTTGAGCTCCTCCCGGAACCGGTACTTGGGCATGCGGTACTCGACCAGCGCCTCGTCGCAGTACTTCTTGTAGAGGTCGTACGCCCTCTGCAAGGAGACTCCATCCTGAATATCGAACTGCACGTCCTCCACGAAGTTGTAGAAGACGTCCGTCTTCAGGATCATCTCCGTCGGGCGATAGGGGTCGTAGTAGTGAGCCCCCATCGACCGGAACACCTCTCGGCAGTGATGTGCGATCGCCCCGAGCTCCTCCGGGATCCGCCTCTGGATCGCCATGTACTGCTCGGCGGGAAGCCGGCGCCCGCTCGGAGTCACGTCGATGAGGCGGCGGATGATGCCGCTCTTCGCGTCCGTGATCTTCACGGGCCTATTCGTCGCCATCCAGAGGAAAGCGTTGGCCCTCGCCGAGTAGGACGCCTTGTACTTCTCATTCATGATCATCTCCTCGTGGGAGATGATGCTGTTGAGTTTGGTGTTGTCCTCGATCCTGGAGAGGTCCCCGTCGTGCTGGATCGCCACCAGGGGATTGGTGCGGAAAACCTCTGTGGCGAACGCGTTCTGCGAGGACCCGAGGGCCTTCGCGTCGAAGGTCGTGCAGTAACCCGCGAAGAGCTGCTGCACGATGTTGAGCACCGTCGACTTCCCCGCGCCGGCGGACCCGTACAGCACGATGAACTTCTGAATATCCTTCGACGCGCCCTCTACGATCGAGCCGATGCACCACTCGATCTTTGTGCGCTCGTCGGGATCGTAGAGGGTCGACATGAGTTCGTCGTAGGCGGAGATGTCCCCCGCCTCAAGGGCGTACGGAAGCCGTCGACTGGCGTACGTCGCCCTTGAGGTGGGGGTGTTGGCGAAGACGAGGGAGGAATCGAGGTCGATCGAGCAGTCCCCGACGTTCTTGAGGAACGATTGGAACTTCATCCAGTGGCCACTGGAGAAGTCGCTCAGGAGCTCCCCGACGACCGGCGTGTCGTCATCGAGCTCTCCCCGGAGACCCTCAACCGTCCTCAGAATATCCGCGTCCACGAAACGAGCGACGTCGTACTCGTCCCGCGACCACAAACCCTTCTCCTCGTCCCATACCGCGTAGAAGGACTTCCCCCGCACCATCAGGTCGTTCGAGCGACCCACCCGATAGTCGGGGTATACGGCGATCGTGCCGTTCTTCCGCTTGCGAGTGCGCAGCGAATAGAAGTCCATACGCGTTCTCCGTTCAGTCGTCCAACCACGCCATCGCCTGATCCCACAGCGGGATTCTCCGCATGTCCGTGATCAGAACATCGTCGATGTAGTGCTCCCGGGTGATCCTGAAATATCCCCCGGTTCCGTCGGCGCCGTACTGCAAGGCGCCGATCTCGTGCACGCGCTTCCTGACCTCCCTCACTGCGAGGGGGTTCTCGAAGGCGCTCTCGTCGTACTTCTTCAGTCCCGCGTTCCGCAGCATGGACCAGAAGTACCAGAGCGGATCGGAGCCGTCATCCGCCTCGTACAGCCGGAAGGCGAAGACGTACAGCACCTCGAGAACCGACGGGGGTTCGAAGATCTGCACGCCCTTCTCCTCACGGAAGTACAGGACGTCGTCTGATCGGTTCCGGTCACCGAGGTTGCGTGACCGGAATGTTTCTCCGGCGAGGATCTCCAGGAGGGTGATGTGGTCGCCGCGGGGGTCGACCGTATCCAGGATCTCCTCGTAGTACTCGACCTCACCCTCAGTCATACCACGCCTCCCCGTACTCATCGGGGACGATCATGACGCGAACGGGCGTGCCCTGCCCGTTCTCGCCGATCTCGGCGTAGCGCGCCTCGCTGTCCCCCTGGAACCACTGCGCGAGGAACGCGCGCAGTGCCGGCTTCTCGGCCGAAATATCCTGTTCGTCCTCGTCGTAGAGGACATCGGAGGCGGCGTCGTACTTGACGTCCCACTCTCCATCTCCGACGGGCTCGTTGGACGAGTTGATGAACTCGTAGTCCTCGATTGAGAGCCCGTCGATGTCGGTCAGGGTCTCGATATCGGACGGCGGCTCGTCGGAGGGGGCGTACTCCTCGACCAGAGCCTTGTACTCCTCAGGAATCTCCTCCTTCGGAGGATCGACGTCCGCCATCCCCTCGCAGACGAGCTCCTTCACCTTGGGCGACTCCTCGAGGAGCGTGAGCCGGGCCTCAAGGGCGGCGATCCGGTCGTCGTGATGCCACGTGAGCTTCTCGTTCTCCTCGAGGCGCTTGGGAATATCCCGCATGACGGCGACTGCGGCGCCGACGCCCGCGGCGACCCCGATGAGACCGGTGACGATGAGCTTCCAGGGCATGTCACTTCGCCTCCGCGGTGATCAGGTTCGAGTCGGCGTTGAACGCCAGCTCCCACCAAATCCGGGGGTCGGCGTCCTCGAGAGGCTCGAACCTGCGCTCGATCCCGAAGTCGATGATGTCGTCCTTCAGCCATCCCATGACGGCCCCGAGCCGGGTCCTGGGCATGCCGAGCATGTCGTAGACCTCGTTGAGGAAGAGGTGCCCATACCGCTCGAGCCGGTCATTCGCGTAGTGCTCCATGCTCTCGAGGAAGAGCTCATTGGTGGTCTGCGAGTCCGTCCAATTGGGGTTGGACGGCATGAAAGCCCAATTGTGGACGTCCTCATCGGGCAGCACGTGGCGCATGGCCTCCCGCATATTGGCCTTCACCTCCGGGTGGGTCTGCGGGTTGTTGCCATCCGGGTCGGTGATCTGCTGGTACTTCTCCAGCACACCGACCTTCGAGGAGGCCAGGGCCAGGGCGCTGGAGAGCCCGGAGACCCTCTGGAGCATGATCCCGTGTCCGGCCGAGATCATGGCGATGCCCGCCGCCGTGAGGACGATCGTGGGGGCGTACCTGCGAGCGGTGTTGATGATGAGACGCCACTTGGCGGCGTCCCTCTTCTTCTCGTCGCCCTCAACCTCCGCGAGGGCGAGGTCGGTGATGGCGGGCTCGCTCACCTCCTCGTGGTACCTGAGGCTCTCCTTGACGGCGGTGACCGTCGCGCCGATCATGGCGCAGACGCCGCCCGCGGTGAGGATGGTGGGCGCGTTCCGGACGAGGAAGAGTGATGTGATTCCGATGCCCTTGGTGAGGGTGACCGGGAGTGACATGGTGTGTCCTTTCGTGAGAATATGACGTGTTGGACGGGGCGCCCACGATCTCTCGCAGGCGCCCCGTCATTCAGTTATCGTAGGAACTCGGGCTGCGGCAGGTCGATGACGACCCCGCCGCGAGAGCGTCGCACACCGGCGAAGCTCAGATCGCGCCAACCCCATCGCTGATCGACGGGCTTGACGCTGACACCGCTCTTGTCGTACAGGTCACCGAGGGTGACGGTCCCGTACTCTGAGATGGCGTCGATCAAATATCGCAGGACAGCCCCCGCGTCCTCCCTCGAGGAGTACTCGAGATCCTTGTAGGAGGGACGCTCGGACGAGGGTGCCTGCTGCTCCTGCGCGGCGCGGGAGGGCGTGGAGAAGGACGTGTAGTTCGTCCGCTCCGTCCAGCCTTCCCGGCGGCGGATGGGGACGACTCGTCCTCCGACCGGGGGCCTGTTCCCCGCCCGGTCTCCGTAGATCGCGCGATCCACGGCGCTCGTGGCCGTGGTGGCGATGAGGTCCTTGATCTCCGGAAGCAGGACGTCGAAGAGGACGTACGACCCCAGTTCGACAAGGGAGGAGGCGAAGACGCCTCTGAGGATCCGCTTCCCCGGAGAGGTCACGACGCGCGCCCTCGCAATGGGTGCGTCATCCTTCTTCGGAGAAACGGACTCGACCGCCCTTTCGATCTCGCCGTCCCCAGGGCGGATGGGGACGTCGCCGCTCACTTCCGCGCCTCGAGGAGGCTACCGACCTGCTCGCGGGCCTCACGGGGGACGATTCCCGTGACGAAAGCGACGGCGTTCTCCCTCTTCGAGACCAGGTGCTCGAGGAGGGCGTCGAACACGGGCGAAGTCTTGAACGCCGCCCGACGGGCAGGGTTCTTGGTGACGCGGTTGCCCGCCTTCTCGCAGTAGGCCGCGAGGGCGAGGGATGTGATCGCCTTGACCACCTGGAGGTCAGTCACGGTCTTCTCGTTGAGGGCCGCGAGCTGGTTGAGGAAGGAGTCCTCCTCCCCCATGGCGAGCATGACCTCGGCCTTGGTGAGGTTGAAGAGGAGCTCCTCCTCGATCTCACGGTCGCCGTTGAACGGGTCCTCGTACTTCAGCTTGACACGATACATGCGTGTGTTCCTTTCGAAAGGCCCATACACCGGGTGGTGTATGGGGTTGAATGGTCAGTGGTTCAGTGCGGCCTTCGTGGCCGCGATGGATTCCTCCACCTCTCCCGCGAAGGAGAGGAGTTCGCGTTCGGTGGGCTTGCTCACGGCGATGCCGGCGCAGGCGCCGCCGGTGAGGAACACTGCGGTCATCAGCATTCCCGCCGGCGGGCAGGCGGCGGTCAAGGCGGCGGACACGGCGATCCCGGTCGCGGTCGATCCGACCTTGCAGAGGAGACGGGGAATCCAAACGTGGTTCGGACGCATGGTGAATATCACCTTCCTTTCACCATGTGACGAGTGAAAACCCCGACACCGTGCGATTGACGGTGTCGGGGGTCGGTCACTCCTCGTCCTCCTCGTAGGCGTCGTCGGACTCATCGGGGTCGCTTCCCAACGCCCCGATCAGGGCCAGGGCGCCGATCGTGCCGCCCACGTACAACGTGAAGCGACCGACCGCCTTGGCCGTCGAAACGGTGCGGGGGTGGGAACGAACCCACGAGTCGACGCGCTCACCAAGGGTGGGCGCAGAAGTGGTGGCGACCTCCTGACCAGTGGTGGTCGGGGTGTCGGGGTTCTGGTTGTCGGACATTGGAGTATCCTTTCGGGTAGGGGTGTCCTTCACTATGGGTTGTGTGAAAATATCAGCCGATCTTCCACCACTGCGGGCGCGGCGGGGTGATGAAATCGAGGGAGACGCAGGGCCTGCCGTCCCTCGAGAGGGCGGCGACGGTCTGCACCTCGACGAGAGGGCCTCCGATCGCCCATCCGAGCTCGTCTCCGGAGGAGACGGTCTCGAGTCCCACGCGCTCGTAGAACTCGTTGAGGGAGATCGCATCGCCGTGAATGAGGGCGTGGTTGACCGAGTTGACCGCCTGGTCAACCCTGTTCTTGTCAGCGGTGAAGTAGCGTCCGGTGAAGGCATCCTGCCAGAGGATGTCTCCGTTCCCGACGAACAGGGTGCCGGGAGGCTGCTCCCCGGCCGCGATGGAGTCCTTCGCGGCGAGGGAGCGCACCTCGTTCCGGGCCTCCTCGGGGAGGGCCTCGACGGACCTCTGAAGCCTCTCGTGAGAGGACTTCATGAGCCCGAGAGCGCTGACGAGGGACGCCTGGCGGACCAGGGAGACCTTCGTCCCCCCGATGACGCAGGCGATCGTGAGAATGCCGGTGATGGTGGCCGGCGCGTAGCACTTCCACCTGACCCTCAGCATGTTGTAGAGGGTCTCACCGCGACTCTCGCCGATCTCGTACCGCACCTCCTGGGCGGCGAGGTGGCCCTGTGCGGCCTGAACCGCGGTGACGCCGACGCCGACGACCGCCAGCCCCGCGAGGATCTGCGGGGCGTGACGGCCGATGATCTGAACGGCCGGTCTGATGAGCATATCAGTACCTCCTGAGCATCATCTGTCCGCAGGGCACGGGCTCGTCGGCGCGCCCCGCCCGCTTGACGCAGTCCTCGATGTTGGCCATGGCGGTCGCCAGGAAGATATCCCTCGGGACGGAGATGTCGATGCAGGGATACCCGCCCATCTCGGAGCGGTTCACAACCCCCCACATGGCATTGGGACCGTAGTACTTCTCGATGCGGATCTGGAACTTGTTGCGATCCTGGATCGCCCCGTAGTCGAAGATGAGCCTGATGCCGGTGATGTCGTAGACTCCGTCAGTGTTCATGATCAGCGGTCCTTCCTGACGACGGTCGCACGGACCATGTTCTTGTAGTCGAACTCGGGGAGGAGCATGAGGGTGTTCTTCTCGGTCAGGGCCTTCTCGAACTCGGCCCTGGAGGGCTTGTCCGGGAACTGGATGATGAGCTCGTAAGCGGTGGACATTGGCGTTCTCCTCTCGGAAGGCCCATGCACCGGGTGATGCATGGGGAGACGTGTATCTCACTATGGGGTGAGTGAAAATATCACAAGATCCGTACCCCTTGCGGAGCACGGAGCGGAGGCTACTACGGCCTCTTGTCGGAAACGAGCCAGATCAAGACGAGCAGAAACGCCAGGATCTCGAGCATGGTTCCTCCTTTCTAAGAGGTGTGTATCTCACCATGCGCCGAGAAAAATATGGTCCGAGTGCCCATCCCCCCTGCGACGTTTTTAGTCGAACAGGGGGGATGGGGTGAAGCGTCAGATCCTGATCTTGCTAATCAGGCTGAACGCCTTGCTGGTGAGGACCGCCCACTTCTCCGCACGAATCACGAGGAGGATTCCTGCGATGGACCCTCCCGCGCTGATAACCACGTTCGGGTCGATTCGCTCAGAGAGGCGCTTGATGCGCGCCTCCTTCTTGAGTCTCTCGACCTCGGAGAGGTTACGCAGCAGGGAGGTGTACCGCTCGCTGGCGGGATCGCCGTCGGCCATATTCGTACGGATCTCGCGGGCGAGGTCCTCGTAGCTAGGGCTGTCGTCAGTCATGATTTCTCCTTTCGAAGACTGACTCTTCACTATGGCCTACGTGAATATCCCCAGCTAGACGTGGGACTTGACCACCCTGAGGGAGATCGTGGAGGGAAGGTTCTCGGGCTCCTCCTTCAGGGCGGCACTCACCTCGGCCGGGGCGTCGACATGGGGGTCGGACACGACGTTGAGCACACCGTCGGTCGGCGGAGTGTACTTCGCGCTGGAGACGCCCAGGAGGGCGCCCAGGAACGTCGTGAAAGCCGTGATGGTGGCCGCGATCGCCTGCGCGTTCGGGATGCTCCACAGCGGGGCCAGCGCGAGGAAGAAGGTCGTGAACGCGGGGAGTGCCACGAGCGCAACCCACTTGAGGGTGTCGTATGTCTTGTTCTTCATCCGATGTCCTTCTTGTAGTCCGGATAGATGGGTAGGTGCTGAACCTCGAGAATGACGCGCTCGGCGAGGCCGTTGCCGCCTATGTTCTGGTACGGCCTCGCGAGGTACTCCATGAAGTCCTCGTACTCGTCTAAAGTCAAATATCCGCGCCGTATGTACCCTTTCCCGACGTGGACGACCCGATCGTGCGCGAGGCCGCGTATCATCTCCCGCCTCCTCGACACCCAGGCCCAGAAACCCGAGGAGGCGAGCACCGATCCCGCCACGGTGAGCATCAGCTCGATGTGATGTGGGAGCAATAGAATATCACCCCTTGATTGCCGCAATCGGGTAGCACGCGGCCGATGACGTGACGCTGACCGCGGATATCGAACCGTTGGTCCCGACCACCGATGCGTAGTTCCTGTTGTACACGTAATTCAACCAGTGGTTCAACAACGTGTTCCTCCAGTCCGGCTTCAGGATGAAGAGGGGGAGGATCATGGTGTCGTTGAAGTAGTTGATCGTGTAGTTGTCACGGATGATCGCCCCCACCCCGGAGGTTGAGATCATGGGGGGCTGCATCAAACTGACGAGAACGTTCGCAGCGGAGACATTGTCCGGAATGCCGGCGCCGGTATCGAACCCCGACGCGTAATTGTGCGAACGATACATGAGCTTGTCGGATCCGAACACATCTTTGAACCTGTTGATCCCGACGGTTTCGATGGTGTTCGAAATGATGGAGGTGTTTCGAACGGCGGTCATCGGGCCGGTGTTGAATTGAACACTGTTGAACAGGTTCTGAGCGAGAACTACGATATGGTTATCCGTCACGCCGCTCTGTCCGAGCCAGTAATTGAATCCCGCGATCACGTAACGGACATTGTTTCGAAGCCAGTAATCCCCGATCCACAAATCCGTGAAAGAACCGTCCTTGATGGCGCGCTGCTGCGCGGTGGTCATCGTCTCGCCGAGGAGTCTCCCTCGGAACAGGATGTTGTGAAGGGACGGCTCGGTCCCGAATGATGCGTAACTCAACCCCGCGAACGGAACGCTCTTGACATCGAACGCCCTGTTGATGAACGTCACGGCGGAGGCGCTGTCCGGAGTCTCCTGAGTGATGTTTACGGGATCCCACTTCCTCAAGAGTGTCGCCACGGATTTCTTGAGGGCTGCGAGCTCCACATTCGCGTCAGGAGGATTGAGAGCGGCCTCCTTGACGCCGGAGAACCACGTCTCCCATTCCTTCCGAATATCGGCGAACACCTTGGCGGTGTCGATTCGAGTATCCGGGGCGACGACCCACGGGCACGCCGAACCACCTCGGTTGTCACGGATGACCGTCGCGTCGATCGAAGACGCGTTCGCCTTCACCGTGATCATGGCGATCGGGTACTGGTGAAGAGTATCCGTGTTCTCGCCTTCGGGTGTCACCGGAGCGGACGACGGCACTCCGGTGAGGATCCGCAAACGCGCGTAACGCGCCTCCACGGCCTCATTGACTTCGATGCACACGGTGTCGATGCGCGAATACGTGTTGTGCGCGTCGTTCAGCCCGAGGACGAACGTCTCATCACTCTCGTACCACCTGTGATTGAACCAGCACCTTCCGGACCCGACTTTGACCGACAGACCGGGTCCTGGCGATACGGCGAACGCCTCCTTGTAGTTGGCGAACACGCCGTCTCGAATAATGCCGTCGAACATCCTTCCGATGTCATCGGCATTATAGCGTCGGTCTCCGTTGACGCTGTTGAAGAAACCGCTCTTCTGTCCCATAGATCCTCACATTCTCAATCCTGGAGTGCCTTTGACGCCGCTCTGATCGAACGTCCATGTGTATTCGGCCACCAGGGCCTCCATGGGTGAAACCTCCAGGAACCTGGCGGCGCGAATATCACTCTTATCGGCGTACGGCACCCAGGTGAACAGAGTCCCGAGTTCGTAATCCTTCCCGTATTTCAGATGATCGCTGATGGTCGCAGGCGTTGTCGCCACCGTTTTGATCTTGGATTGCGACTGGATGATGTGTTTCGCCTGGCCCTCGTCGTTCGGGGTTCCTATCTGCGACCAGACGTCGGCCGCCCGACTGAGAGTGGCCATCGCCTCCTGGTATCCCATGCCGTCGATCGTGTACTTGATCACCTTCTCCACGCGATTCCAGCGATGGACGTTGCTCTCGTTGTACGTCGGAGAGCGGTATGTGGTGGTCCCCACGACGCGATAGTCGTTGTACACCGCGCTTCCCGGAGTCTTGGTCTCCTCGATCTTCGGGACGATCACGAAAGCCGCGTTGGCGTACTCAGAGGTGGAGATGCCGAACTCCAGCGACTCGATGGCGTCCGTGAAATCCGGAAGAGTCGGCGGTGCGATCACGGGTATGAGGCTGAGTGTCCAGTGATTCCGCTGATCCCCGTCGGTGACGAGCTTGAATCCATGCCTCTGTCGAAACGGGTTCTTCCGAGAGCACGACGCCTTCATGGCATCGAGAACCGTGTCGCCGACCTGAAAATCCAGGTTGTCGACTCGAAGCCACTCGTCGGCTATGGCCGGGTCCTTGACCAGCGACAGGCACTGCAAGAGACTCGAATCGTTCAACTCGTATTTGATGAGGTCGAACAGAGTCTTCCTGAGGTTCGCCTTCGGCGCCCATATCCAACCCATGGGACCGATCGTGACCCTCCGGAATGACAGGAGGTTCTCCACCCCCCGGTAGTTGAGGATGACCCTGGGCTCATCATGCTTCACCACGACGCGAGAGGATTCGAGGTTCATCACTCGATCGCTCTCGGAGAAATGGAGATAGTGCCCGTTGGGGTAATTCCTCGCATGGAGGGCCAGCGGCCAATACGAGATGGGGAGTTCCAGATGGGCTTCTCCGACGTCGTCGAACCTTTCGGTCCACGACGCCGAATAGTAGTCGTCCAGGATCAGAGTGTCGTTCTCATGCGATCCGGCGACGGTCCAACGGGTTCCGAGTTCGATCATGAACATCGTCAAATCCCCCGATACTTATTGCTGTACGACAGAGTGACCTCCGCGCTCTTACCGGATTGAAGAAGGATGCGATAGCGATTCTCCCCGGGATACAGAATGGGCCATGATCCCTGATCCCAAGCGGTCCACGCCATATCGGTCTTCGTTCCCCGATACTCGTAATACGCGTACCGGGAACCCGAGACCGAGGAGATCACGATCTTCCCGCCCTCTTTGTACAACCCGCTGGGATTGCCTATCTGGACATAGGATCCTCTGGGTCCTTCGAACCTGACGTATTTTCCGGGATCGCCTTTCAAACGTATGGTCGTGATCATGCCCACGGGAACGTCGCCTCGATATTCCACCACCCCGTAGGATTCTTCGAGTATCGTTCCGAACTCGATCTCGTCGGCGTATGTCGGATTCTCGAAAGGGAACTCGAAAGACTTGGTCCTGTTGGAAAGCATCGCGACTTCGCTCATCACGGAGTTGGCGTCCGTGTAGAACGGGTCTGGGCACAGGACGCTGACGACATACGTGGAGTTGGCGCTGAAAATATCCGGTTCGAAGGACTCGACGTAACCGAGAAGGTAATACTCTCCGTAATTCGTGTCGAAGACCATAGACAGTTCCTCCTCCACGTCGAATGTCCGGTATAGACCTCTTCGAATCTTCTCCACGTCGTCTCCTTGCGGAGCCAGCGTGAATACGACGTTCCGGGTTCCCACACGCGATCCGTTATAGTACCCGCCCGATTGGGCCCCGTAATTCGTGATGTAGATATCACTCTTCACGGGGCCCAATCCGTCGATCTTCAGGATCACAACGTCTGAGCTCCACGAGTCTCGAAGAGGGATTCGAAGAGTCGATCCGTTCTTCGATCGGATCGTGACCGCATTCAGCATGTTTCTCCTTCATTCGACTCCGAGCCGGCTGACCAGGTTCTTCGTCTGTCTGTAGATCTGCGCCTCGGAAAGCTCCTCCGGGGAGTAGTTGTTCTGAGTGAAGTTCACCACCCGGTTGGCGGGCCGATCTTCCGGAGAGGCTTCGGCGTTCGCTCCGTTGGAGGGAAGCGCCGCGGACATTCTCGCGCCGACGCTGACCATGTCGCCGCTCATGGCCTCGAGTCCCTTTCGAGCCTCCGTGAGATCCACAACGGGAACGATCGTGGGCTGGAAGGACGAGAACTCCGCGTCGAACCCGTCGGAGAGGGCTCGGTTGAAACCGTCCTTCGCGTTCTTGGCGGCGTTCACCGTCTCGTCCACGAATGCCTCGCCGTTGTCCTCGATGCCCTTCGCGGCGCCGAGCATGACGTTCTTGCCGACCTCCGCCATGAGCTTCGAAGGGGAAGCGATCCCGAAGAACGACTTGACGCTCTCCCACGCCCCCTGGCAGAAGCTCACGATCTTGTCCTTGATCTTGTGGCCCGCGTTCCCAATGCCCTTGACGATACCGCCGATGATGTCGCCTCCGATCTTGAGGAGATCCTTCGCGGAGTTGACGACGAACCTGGCGATTGCCCGGATCAGCTTGCCGATGGCCGCGCGGAGGCGACCCTCGTACGTGTCGATCGCGTTGGCCAGTCCTTCGATGAAGGAGATGATCAGATTGAACGCCGCGGCGATGACGTCGCCGATTCGGCTGGCGATTCCGTTGATGAACGCGAGAATAAGATTCACGGCGGCGTTCACGAAATCCGGAGCCCTCTGTCCCAGGGCCACCAGCAGGGCGATGATGATGTCGACGCCCGCGGCGACGATCTTCGGGATGTACTCCACCAGTACCTGGATCGCCCCGTCGAGAAGCGCTCCGAGGGCGGCCACTATGGAAGGCATGCTGGCGACGAGCGCCTCGCACAGGGCGATGATCAACGCGGCGATCGACTGGGCGATCGTCTCCCTGTTGTCGATGATCGACTTGAGGATGACCATGATACCGTCCATAACCGCTTTGGCAATGGTCGGAATCGTATTCGCCAGGAGCACGATGCCCCCCGCGAGAGCCGCGAATGCCGGAGCTCCGAGCACCGCGACGGCCGCGAGGAGCGCGGTGATCGCCGTCAGCAATGCGGCCACTCCGACAACCACCAGACCGATGGCCGCGATGGCGGCGGCCAGCAGCAGAAGACCCGGGGCGGCCTTCTCCGCCAAATATCCCGCGGCGATGACGATGCCGAGTCCGGCGGCCATGGCGACGAGACCGAGGGCCAGAGCCTGCCACGGAAGGGATCCGAGAGTCTTGATGGTATGACCCAGGAGCAGGAGCGAAGCGGCCATGAGGGCCATCGTCTTCGCGCCTGCCACGTTCCCGTTCATCATTGTCGATGCGATGACCATCTCCGCCAGAACGGCGCCCATGGCGATGATCCCCTGAAGGGCCACCCGCCATGGGAGCAGACCGAGGGCGATCACCGCGGTCGATGCTATTTGGAGGGACACCGCCGCGGCTACGAGCCCCAGAGCCGCCTTCGGCTTGACGTTCCCGGCGAGGCGGGAGAGAAGGCCGAGTTCGGCGACCACCACGCCCATGACGATGATCCCCTGAAGGGCCACCCGCCACGGGAGCAGACCGAGTTGGACGAGCACGAGCGCCGCGACTTGCATGGCGATCGCCATGGCCAGGAGATTCAAGAACGAAGTGCTCTTCATGTCTCCTGCGAGAAGGGCGATGGCGATCATCTGAACCGAAATCAACAGCATGAGCGCCATGCCCTGAAGGGCCTCCCTCAGACTCAGGTTCCCCAGAATCTTGAGGGCCAGCCCAACGAGGGACAGCGAAATGGCGAAGGCGATCAGCGTCAGACCCGCCGTGGGGTTGATCTTCACCCCGTTGAGCCCCTTCGCCGTCGCGATGAGGGCCCCGGTGACGACCACCAGTGCCCGAAGGGCCTTGAGCATCTCGTCCTCGTCGAGCGAGCCGAGAAGCTTCGCGGCCAGCGCGACCAGCAGGATGCCGGCGGCGATGCTGATGATGGACGTGGCCATGAGAGCCAGTGCCCCGCCGGCCTTGAGGTCCTTGGAGATTCCGGACATCGTCTTGATCAGCGCGACCACCGCTCCGGTGACGACGCCGATGGCGACACCGGCGTTGGTCACCCCGTCGGAGTCGATCGTGGCGAGAAGCCACATCGACGCGGCGAGGATGGCGATTGCGGCGGCGACCGTGAGAAGCGCCTTGGCGTTGATCTGGTTGGACGTCGCGTCGAGGGTCTTGCCGAGCGAGCCGAGAAGCTCCTTGAAGGCCCCGATCGGGGCCTTGACGCTCTTGAAGGCGTCGGCCAGTTTGTAGATGGCTGCGACAAGACCCCCGGCGAGGATCCAGTTGACGATCTTGGCGAACCCGAGGTCGCCCTCCTCGATGCGGAAGGCCTCCTTGATCGCCTTCCCAACACCTCCGAAGACGGTCTTGAGGGCGGCGGCCAGCGGAGCAAGATCCTGCTTGATCTTATTGAACTTCGCCGGTAGTTCAGTCGTGAGCCAGTCGGCGAAAGCCTCCCATTTTGACTTCGCCTGGGAGGCCGCGGCCGATGCGCTCTCCTGCGCGCTCGTCGCGGCGGCCTGCACCTGGGAGGTGTCGACATTCGGAGCGCTGACGGACGACACCGCGTCCTTCGCGGCGCCCACGGCGGATCCGACAGAGGAGAACTTCTGCGCGAGCCTGTCGGCCCACGCAACGACCTTCGCATCGAAGGCCCTCCCCATCTCGCCGGCGAACTCCTTGACCTTCTCGTACGCCCGGTGCATCGCGTCCGCGATCTTGTAGACCGCAGTGGCGAAGCCCGGGGCGACGGCCATGACTCGTCCGGAGAACACCTCGCCGAAGATCGTCGCAACGGTCTTGGACTTCTCCGAGAGACTGGTGAGACCGCTCTCGATCTTGCCCTTGACCGATTCGCCGAAGGCGTCAAGAGCGCCCTTGGCGGCGCCGACCGCTGGCGAGAACTTGGCGCCGATCGTGCTGGCGAAAGCGGAACCCTTCTCGCGCAGTTTGTCCCAGCCCTCCGAGACCTTCTCCCCGGCGGCGTCCTTGAGACGACCGAAGGCGTCCTTGGCGCCGTCGATAGCTCCGGTGAACTTCGGTCCGAGCCAGTCGCGGAGTGCCGCCAGCTTGGCGTTGACCCAGTCGATCATCTTCCCGACCGGGTTGAGGCTGGAGATCCACTTGTCAAGGGCGATCGGGCCCTTAGCGATGGCGGAGGCGACTCCGAGGAAGCCGGTCGTGGCTCCTCCGGTGAGAACGCCCACCAGACTGAGGACACCGTTCGCAACCCAGGCGAAGAGCTTCCCGATCTGCTGGATCGGCCAGAGCATGATGTGCAGGACCGACCAGATTCCCGCGAAGGCCGTGCGCAGACGACCCGCATTCTCCTCGCTGAGGACGAATATCGAAGTGAGCTTCTCCAGTCCCTTGGCGAAGGTGGCGAGCATGTTGGCCGGTCCGCCGGTGAAGACATCTCCGAACGCCTGCCCCAGCGCCTTGATCGGCCTGACCACGGCGAGGACGATGTTGCGGATGGTGTTGATCACCGCAGCGCGACCACCGAGATCGACGAAGGCCTGAGCGACCCCGTTGATGGAGTCGAACATGCTGCCGATCGAGTTGGACACGGCGTTGCCGACCTCGGTCCACAGGGTCTTGGCCTGCTCGAAGTCTCCGATTATGATCCGCCAGAACGACGCCCAGCCCGACCCGACGGCCTCCATTGAGGCGCCGACGACGTCGGACCAGGTCTTGTACGAGGTGGCGGCGTCGAGGCCGGCCTTCGCGTACTGCTGGATCTGAGCGATCTGCTCGTCCGTGTAGCCCATCTGGCGGAGCTGCTCGTCGGTGAGGTCGCCGGTCATCTGGTTGAGGGTGTCCAGCATGACCTCGGCGGTCAGCCAGCCGTCCTTGAGGGACTCTCGGAAGGATCCCTCCTTCTCGATGTACTCGTCGACGGCCTCGCCGTGCATGCGCGCGGTGCGCTTCAGGGCCTCCTGGAACTGCTCGCCGCCCATACCGGCGTTCACGATGGAGTTCCAGTCCATCAACTTCACGCTGCCGGCGGAGATCGCCTGCGACAGCTGGTACATCGCGGTCGCGGCTTGCTGGGATGTCGACCCGGAAGCCGCCGCGACGTTGGACAGGCCCTTGATGGCCGCCACCGAGTCGTTCAGCCCGACACCGGCGGACGTGAACATGCCGATGTTATGCGTCATCTCGGAGAAGTTGTACTTCGTGAGATCCGCGTATCGGTTCAGCTCATCCAGAGCCGCGTTCACCGTCTGGATGTTCTCGCCCTTGCTCGCGGTGTTGGCGAGAATGGTCTGAACGGAGTTGAGCTGGAGCTCGTACTCCTTGAAGCCGTCGATGATCGGTTGGATCGTGAACGACTTCACCATACTCACGCCGGCTTCGACGGCCTTGGACGCGAGATTGCCCAGGGCCACGCCCGCGGCGGTGGCGAAGATTCCGATCCGGTTCCCGGCGTCGGAGGCCCCGTTGGAGATCGAGGAGAAGTCGATGGCCCGGATGGAATCGGCGATCCCCGAAAGCGGAGACGAGCTGATCTTCTCGGACATCGACTGTTTGAGGCCCTTGAGGCCGTCGAGGGTGCTCTTCACACCACTCATGAACTGACTGTTATCGAACTTCAGAGATACCACTCTGGACTCGACGCTAGCCATTCTTCACCGCCTTCCAGACCCCGTCCGCGATCTCGTTCATTATCGGTTCGATCGCCTTGGTGATGTACTGCCTACCGGCGACGTAACCGCCGGTGCCGGTGCCGTGCCCGTACTCGAGGACGAGCGCGATGGGGACCCCGTTGACGATGTTCGTGTTCGTCCACGTTATCGTCCACCTGTTCCCCTTCTGACTGATCTCATACCCCCACGACCCGGCAGTCTTCCCGGTTCGTCGGGGGGTACTGGAGGCCAGAGCGCGAACGCCCTTCTCTCCGTAGCGCGACAACTGAGCGGAGATTGACATCTTGCCGATCTTCGCGAGCCACGATTCGGTTTTCGGGAAGCCGCCCTTGGCCTCCAGTACCATCTCTCCCATTTTGAGCCTCAGGGAGCCTTGGCCAGGCCCAGCGACCCGTGCCAGCTGGCGTTCAGGGCCTTCTGGACCTTCGTGGTCGTGTCCACCCCCTGGACACCGTCCTCCTCGAGGGTGGAGTCGTCTCCGGGGATGTCGGACATGTTCCAGAAGTGCTGGAAGCACTTCCAGGTCTTCTCGCCATCGACGCCATCGACCTCGAGCTTGTAGTCTCCCGTAAGCTTGTGGATCTCGTAGGCGTCGAGAGCTCCGTTGAGGAACGTCTGGAAGCGCTTGCACGCCTCCGTCCACGTGGCCGACGAATCGAGCCCCATGACGCCGCGGAACCGGGCGCCGGTCTGGGAGCCCCAGACTCCGTCCTCATCGACCCACCAGGACGGCTTGACCGCGGGCGTCGAGGACGAACCGCTGCCGACCCACGCGGGTCGGATGACGTAAGCGATCCCGTAGGACCGCTGGCGTCGCCATACGCCGTTGCCGGCGGACTGCGAGCCGTACGCTCCGGACGACGTGTTGCCCTCGATCGTCTGGAGGACACCGTCGCCGAGATTCGCCTCGACGATGCCGACGTGGTCGGTCGCCGCAGTGCTGGAATCCCAGTCGAAGATGACGACGTCGCCGGGCTCGGCCTCCGCGATGGAGACGAAGTACGCATCCGGGTGGTTCCGGATGTGCGCGAGTGTGACGTCGGTGTTGTAAGAGAAGCCGCCGATGGCGTCGAGCTGTCCGGCCTCGTCGAAGCACATGCTGACGAACAGCATGCACCACCAGATCGAGGTGGACGGCCCGGCGAGCCATTGCTGCCCGGTCTTGGCCGCCCAGTACCTTCCCGCCTCTGAACCCGGCTCCGGGTCGTCGGGGGCGTAGTACCCGATTCGCTTGGCGGCGTGGTAGAGGACGTCGGCGGGTCCGCTCACGAGATCACCTCCGGCGTCTGAGGAACGTCATCGCCCCGATCCTCGAAGGGATCGCCGACGCTCCTGGTGAGATCGGCCTCCTGCCGATCCTGTGGGTCGCTCATATAACCTCCTATTTTGAGCGGGTTCACTGCTTCGGCGGAAGGGCTTCGAGCGCGACGCGCACTCGGAAGGTGAATCCCTTCCAGTCGACACCGAGACTCCTCGCGCCCTCGCCCAGCTGTCGGTTCGCGATCTGCGTGTACCACATCGGGCGCCCGTAGGACTTGAGTTTGGTCACGGACGCGGCGTTGAGCGTGTTGGCCGAGGAGATGATGCTCCCGGCCGGCGGCGGAGTGTTGACGACGGTGTCGTTGTGATAGTGGATGACCTGTTCGGCGTCGGGGACAACGGCCGCGTACCGGGTGCGCGCGTCGGCGTCGGTCGGACCGGTGTAGAACTTGACGTACTTCGACGCGTCGTCGCCGAACACGGTCTTTATCATGGCGGCGATGTTGTTCTCGATGCGCACGTTCCACGACTGGCTGCCGTCCTGGGGGAACTTGACGCCGTTGAGCACGAGGCACCCGACGTTGAGCTCCTTGCAGAGCTTGAGCCCCTCTTCGAAGGTGGCGATCTTGCCGCCCTTCGTCTTGAGACCCCTCAGAGCCTCGAGAGTCGTCTGGTTGATGCTGGGGCTGGTCCCCTCCGCCATCGGGAGCGTGTTGGCGAACGACAGCACGAGCACGTCGTCCGAGGTGCTCCGCACCCAGAACACGAATCCGTCGGCACCGTCGGAGACGGCCTTCCGGAGCCTCGCCTCAGATGCGACCACCTCGTCCTCGTCCCAGTAATGAGCGTTGAACGCTGCGAGATGCGGCTCGTCGCGGAACGGATTGGGAGTCGGCGGTGCGGGAGGCTCGGCGTGCTCCGTCCGCGGCCGGCGGAAGAAGGTCTCCCGGTAGGCCACCGCGAACTCGGCGGCGAGCGCCTTGCCGTACGCCTCGGATCCGGACCATGTGGGGTGAGTCCCGTCCGAGTGCAGGTAAATATCCCTGTTACCGTCCCCCTTCGGGGTGCCGACCTGTCCGGTTCCCGTGAAGCAGATCGACGTCCGGCGAACCGGCGCCTCCGCCAGGGTAGAACCGGACCAGTTCTTCCAGAACTCGTAGCCGATGCCCTCGAAGTAGACGACGTCTCCCGCGGAATACGGCTTGCCCTGGACGAATGCCGTCGCATTGACGAGACTCGTGCCGATCTGGTCGATGTACGCGATCGGATAGTCCTCATTGAGCCTCTCGACGAGGGCCCGCATCTTCTGGTTGATGTCAGAGGATGCGTCGGAGAACGTCGGAGGAGCGGCCGTCGGCTGGATGCCGGCCACGATGATGGGAATATCACGTCGCTTGCTCCAGACCTTCCGATACGCGGCCTCGGCGGCGGTCGCCACAGCGTTGCCGTCCCCTCGGGCCCTGTCGTTGACCGACCCGAAGAAGAACAGGACGTCGGGGTCGCCGGCGAGGACGGCGTTGATCCGGCTGTCATCGCCGAACACGGCCCTGCCGCCCTGCCCGGGACTGAGATAACCGGTTCCGGTCTGGTAGGACGGGATGACGTCGGCGTGCAGCTCCCTGCACATGACCGAGGCCACCCCCAGATAGGACGGAACCCCGTTCTCACCCTCGGTGAAGGAGTCGCCGATGACGCCCACGGTGAGGCCGCGGATGGGCGCGAGCTCGTTGAGCACCTGCCCGTAGGACACCGAACCTCCGACTCGGATCGGAGCGGCGGTCGGAGTCTCCCCCACGACCTCGACGAGGTATGTCTTCTCGGAGGGCTGAAGATCCTTCGACCCGGGGCGGAGAACCGCCGAGGTTCCCGGCAGTCCCATCCTCTCGGCTCGTACGATGGGTTGCTTTCGCATGATCACGACGGAATAACGGCGTCGACCGTGAGCGTGCCCGTCCCGCTGATCTTCCGGGGGATGACGGGAAGGTTGGTCTTCGGGAACTCGAAGAGGTAGATGCCGGCCTCGAGATTCACCGTGGTTCGGGTCGTGTCGAGGAAGACTCCCTTCTTCTTGAGGTCCTCCTCCTTGACGGTCAGCGGGCGGATGACAACGGGAGTCGAGAAGACGGTCCCGTACTGAACGGTGGTTGCCATGATTCTCCTTACACTTGGATTGACAGTACTGTGGATACGGCGGAGACGATGGATCCCCGTGCGCCCTTCGCCGCGGCCGCGTCGATCTGCGCCTTGATGGAGGTGATGTGAGAGACCACCGGCTTCCCGGTATCCGTCAGCGTCTTCCAAATATCCGCAGACGCGTCCCACGACATCGAGGGGATGTCAATGTGCGCGCCGTTCACGAAGTCGTTCCACCATGCGGAGCCGACCGACGACGGGTACGCATACCCCCATGTCGAATATCCGCGAAGCTTCATCTGCTGAAAGAACGCCTTGTTGTCCCCGAAGAACTTCATGATGGTGCGGTCACGCCGACTCTTGAAAATATCATGAATCTCGTCGTAACGGGCGAACGAGCCCTTCGGATCGAAGACTATGACGCCATCCCCGTAATGCTCCAGAAGCCAATCGAGACGGCACGGCGTCTTCCCGGTCCCCTTCAGCGCCTCGACGACCTCCGACCATGTCATGGTGGACGTCGAACGATCCGGGCCTCCGAGGGACTTCAGGTTGTTGTCGTGGTTCTGGAACCAGACGCCGTCGACGGTCCTCGCGGCCGAGAACTCGAGGGCGTCGACCCCGTGCGCCACGGAATCGGTGTACCCCTGAGCCGTTCCCTCGACCCAGCCCTGGGAGCCTCCGCGATGAGCCACGACGAAGCCGTTCTTCGCGAGCAGGGCCGCAGTGGTCTTCGCCAGGGACGGCATGACGCCGGCTCTCCGGGCGAAGATCTCATCGCGCTTCCTCCACACGGAGAGGATGCACGGCTTGGTCGTCCCGCCCTCGTAGACGGACACGTTCTGCAAAGGGGCCGGAACGGGCCTGACGATGGAGAACGCGAGCCATGCTGCGGGAACCTGTCCCGGAGGGCCGACGACGGGCGTGTGCGACGTGCGGGCCACACGAAGGGCGGACCACGACTTCTCGGACGAGACCGTCGCCTTTCCGGTGAACACGATGTCGCCGTCGAGAACGGTCCACTCCATCAACTGATTCGCGGATGGACCGTGACTCTGGGAGATGACGTAGGACTCCCGCTCGATGGTGGGCACGCCTTCCGCCCATGGCGGGTCGCCGGGGCGTACATCGGCCTCGCCGTCGAAGATCATCAGGAACGCGTTCTGCCTCGCCCCCCAGAACTGGCTCTTGTTCGCCCACTGGATGTCCTGGGTCTGGGCGGGGTCGGTGATCAGGCGTCGAGCGAAGTACCCGCACCTGGTGATCCCGACGATCTGCTGCTGGGCGACGCCGGTCCATCCCTCCGGGACGGTCAGATCGCCGGGCGACACCTGTTGACCACTCATTATGAGGACGGCGGTGTCTCCGACTCTGGAGGTGGCGCTCAGCGTCGTCGCCTCGCCCTTGAACGCCTCGGCATGGGCGAATCCTCGCAGTGCGATGCTCATGGCACTCGGATCACGAGGGTCCCCTCGGGCGTTCCCGGGGGGACGGGGTCCGTGACGCCGAGGCGGAGGAAACCCCCGCCCGATGCCCCGGTTCCGGAGGAGAGGAGGTCGTCGGGAGTCAGACTCCCTGCGAGCATTCGCATCTCGGTGTCGAACTGGCCCTCGTTCGACTCGATGTTGTAGTATCCGTCGTCGGTAGTGATGTCCACCACGACTCCGGGGCGAATCGCGAATCGCTTCTTCTTGAGATCCGCCGCCCCGTTGACGACCGGATTCACCAGAATCGTCGTCGGGCATGCCGTGAGCACGCCCTTGATGTTAGCCACGTCTTGCTCTCCTTCTCGCCGCTTCGGCGTTCCGCATGGCGTTGAGCCTGTCGCGCTCCGCCAGTGCCGACGGAGTCGGTTTCCGGTTCTTCTTCGGATCCTTGAGCACCTGAACGGTTCGAATGAGAGTCAGTAACCGATTCAGATGCCAGTGCTCCACGTCCCCGTAGGGGATCTCGAGGAGGGTCAACCAGGCGTAGATGAGTTCCGAGGTGACGATCTGGCGCTTCGGCGAAGTGCCGGTGTGATCGGTGATCGTCGTCGCGGTCATCTTGTCCTGTATGTAGTTGTTGACCTTGAGGAAGTCCTCTTCCCGGAAGCGCATGAGCACGGTCATCGGAATGTCGGGGTCCGCCATGCACGAGATGTAGTCGAGCATCTCCTCGGTCGAGCGCTCCTTCGGTCCGAAGAACGGAACCTTGTTGCGCCCCTCCCATTTTGAGAGGGAGAGGAGGGAATGCTCGAGCCGCACTGTCAACGCCGGCAGTCTGACGAACTCCTCAGCAGCTTCATCCCATCCGTCGACTTCCGGAAGGCGCAGCTCGAGCATTCCCGGTCTCCTAGTTCGCGGCCTTCATGAGGGCCACGAGCTCCGTCGGCGTGGGAAGCTTGGCGGGCTCCGTCTTCCGCCCGTAGAGGACGTCGAGCGCCGCCTCCATCTTCTTCGCGGGCACCTTCCGACTGTCCAGCTCGAGACGCGCCGAGGGGCGCAGTCCCGGCACGGGCACGGGAACCGACTCGAACTCCCACGAGAAGGACTTGTACTCGGGGGACTCGTTGATGGTGCTGTTGTCCTGCGAGGACGGCGAAGCGGTGTTGCCGTAGGTGAGGTGGATCTTGTAGCCGATCTCGGTGCCATTGGAATCGAGGATCAGCGTGCGCCACGAGAAGCCGAAGGGCTGCCTCTGCTGCCCCGTGGCGTACAGACCCTCGACCGCGGCGTCGATGAGTTTGGTGCCGTCGCACTCACGGAAGGACTCCGGGAAGCGGAACGCCTCGATGGTTCCCTTGGACGTCTCGGCGCCGCGAAGAGTGCCGTACAGGATGTTGTCAGCGTACATCTTCTGGGCCTCGGCGCCCTCGGGCGACATGTTCACCGCGGTGAGGCCGTCCCAGACCTCGGCCTTGTTGTACGCGCCGGTCTGATCCAGTCGGTAGATGACTCCGTGATCGGCGCCGTTCTCACCGGTCCGATTCTCGATCTTGTCCCATTCCAGGGCTGCCATGATTCTCCTTATTGGAAGATGTCGATGATGTCGTGATGGAGCCCCTCGGACACGAAATGCGAGACGTAATCGCTCCCTCGGAGATCCAGGATGCGTTCGATCGCCGGATGATCCGGCATTCTGGATATTACGGTCACCCGGTACTGGGGGATTCGCGCGTAACCTAGATTATCGGCGTACGCCTGCCAGTACTGCGTCTTCTCGTACACGATCGCCGGATACGAGATCTTCAGATTCACAGGAGGGTGGTAATACACGTTGCTCGAACCGAGAATCCGAACGAGAACCTGATGAAGGTCATCCCTCGTCATTGTACCGCGCTCCAAGAGTCAAGTACAAACGGGGGCGCCGAATATCCGTGTACACGACGAGCCACTTCTCTCCGCCGAACTCGGCCCACCGAATATCGAATGGGTGCGCGAATGCGTACTCGTCTCCGACGACAGAGAGAATCTGACCGGACTGCACCTTTCCGTTCGGGTCCGAACCCATGCTGTACCGATGGGCATTGGTCGTGACGTTCCCCCGGTATCTTCGGATGACGGGAGTCTCGACGAAGATACCGGGGGACGTCTCTTCGACAGAGGAGAACGCGATTCTGCCGAAGTATTTCACGATCGCTCAGTTCATCTCGGGGAGCTGAGGATCGGTGGACTTCTTCGGGTCCTTCTTGGCGCCGGCGACGGGGGCGAGGGCGCCGGTGACGATCACCGCGGTGCCCGGGTCCCGGAGCGCGCCGGAGCACCTGGTCTCCTGAAGGGCCTTCCGCTGGTTGTGGTCGATGTCGAACCCCTCCATCGAGGTGAGCTGACCACCGTTGTCGGTGCCGACGTTGTAGTCGCTCGGGAGGAAGAAGACGCCGAACACGTCCCGCAGGCCGCCCTCCAGCTGGATCTTGGCCCCCTTGAGCAGAGGGACGTTGACGAACCCGGAGCAGCCGATGGCGCTTGCGAGTTCGTCGCGCGTCCTGTAGATCCGACGACCCTGCTTGTCACGCAGCCACGTGAGTCGGTCGATGGTCCGCTTGGGGGCCCAGAACAGGGGCTCACTCTTGCCGCGATACTCATCCAGCATGTACGTCATCTCCTCGACGAGGAGATCGAGGTTGGTCTTGACGTCGAGGGCGTCGCTGCTCAGCGCGTACTTGGGGGCGTAGAGGTCATCCTCGGCGAGGATGGGGCGGATGCATTCCGGGTTGATCTTGTCGGCGGAGTCCGCGTCGCGGCCATCGCCGATGAGAAACGCGCGAGCGAGCTCCTCATTCATGTCGATGGTGAGCTGACGCTTCATCCACTCCCAGATGTCGATGGTCGTGATGTCGAGCTGATCGTCACGGTCCAGCTTGGTCTTGACGACGACCGTCGTCGGTGAGGTCTGCCTCTTGAGGCTCTTGTACACGGTGTCGTACTTGAGCGAACCCGTGATGTAACCGCGGGCCCGGATCTCGTCGCCGGTGAGGACCGCGTACCGGGACCGGAAGCGGGAGAAGGGGAGATGGGTGACCCCGGAGACCAGCCGGTTGGCCCAGGTCTGATCCCTTCGGAGCTCGGTGATGCCGCCGGTGTCCTTGGGCTCGGGGAAGAGCATCTCGGGATTAGAGATCCCGTAGCTCTCCGCGTGAACAAGGAGCGACTGCTTGAACGTCATCCCCTTCTTCATATCGGCGCCGATGGCCGCGACGGCCCCGGCGACGTCGACGTCATCCTGCTTGAGGTCGGAATCAGACCCCCGCTCGAAGACGTTGTGGGTGGTGGGGCTCACGTCGGAGTCCTTCCTCTCGGTTTCAGTGGTACTGTCCTCGCCGGCGGTTCGGACGGTTTCGAGGACGATCGCCGCAACAGCGCGCTTCTGCTCCTCGGTCATATCGTCGTAGATCTCCCCGACGGTCTTCTCCTTGGAGTCGTCCTCGGTCTTGTCGTCGGGCTTCTCATCCGAGTCATCGTGCTGGAGAACGAGAGGCTCGCCGCTCTCGATGACGATCTCGCCCTCGTCGGTGTAGTAGGTGCCGTCCTCGCCGGAGTGCTCGAGCGCGACATCGTAGATGCGGGCCTCGGGGTTGGCCGGACGGAGAACGAGCGAGACTTCGACGAGATCCGCGTGGCTGACCACGTTGCCCCGGCGCTGAACGTTCTTGGCGTAGATGGACATGGCGCCCAGAGTGCCGGACCTCACCTGCTTACGGGCATTGTCCCCCTGCGGGGTGTCATCGAAGAACACCTTGGCGCGGACTCCGCCGCTCTCGTGCTTGAGAATGGCGTGCCCGAGCAGCTCGGACGACTCGGTGTGATTGTGCTGATAGACAACGGGAATCTTGTTCCCGTCCTCATGGGCGAATGCCCCGTTCCCAATGGTGACTCCGTCGGAGCACCGGACCCCGTATCGGGTGGCCCACCCCTCGCAGTCGGGAGTTCGGGAATTACCTCCCATTATGAGACCTCCTCGGTCGTCGGTTTCGGAACGTCCGGAGGGGACGTCGCATTGATGTTCGCGTTGACGAGCTCGTCCGCGCGCGGATCACTGGCCCGCATGAAGCCGAGCTTCGCACGGGCCTCGTTCGACGTCATCACCTCGGCGGAAGTGAGCGCCTGGACGAGGTCGCCCATGGAGGACATCGGGACGAGTTCGAACGGATCCCGGAACCACGCGATCCGCTGTCCGCGACCTCGGGCGTTCTCCCCGAGGAATGCGTAGGACATCGTGGTTGCGATCTCACGGAGAATCGGATTGAGGGTCCGGGTCTGGTACACGAGCATCTGCTGCTCGGTCGCCGTTCCCTCGAAGATCTCCTTGGAGATGCCGAGTGCGGAGTACACCTGGGTGGTCAGCCACTCGACCTGGGCCATCAGATTGTTCTCCGAAGCCCGGTTGAGCTGGGTGACCTTCTCGGTGTCGTCGATCCATCCGACTCCGTACTTGCTGTTCTCCATCTGACGCTCCAGAGACTTGCGCCGGCGTTCGGCGCGCTGCATCTGACGCTCGCTGGAGACACTGTAGGGCAACTGGATGATCAGATCGAGCTTCCCCGACCCGGACTGCTCGTCGATGGCGTCGAGGAGGACCAGTTTCCGAAGAAGGCGACGAAGATCGGAGGTCGCCTCGTTCATCACCATGAACATCGGGTTGTTCACGATGGCGACGAGGTCCTTCTCGATGTTGATCTCCTCCCGCTGACCCGTTCTGTCATTGTAGAGCGAGATCCGAACGCTTCTCGGATTCCACTGAGTCACCGTGCCCACTCGGAGGGAGAGAACATCGAACTCCTCGGTGTAGAAGGGATTCGCGGTGGTGTCCGTGGCGACAATCGCGGCGTGCCCGTTCTCGAACAGCGTCCAGACGACGTCCCGAAGAAACGCGGACCAAGTCTGATCGACATTGGCCATGAACCGGAAGCACTTATCAAGAGACGACGGAATATCCTTGGAGTACTCCCCCGAGTCGGTCTGCTCGATGTGCCGGAACGTCGTTGAGGCGACGTCGATCGCGATCTGGTTGTACAGTTTCGTGGTGAACTGGTTCGCGGTGGTTCGGAAAGGACTGAAGAGCATCGAACCGTATCGACTGCCCGAAGTCCCCTCGTCGACCTCTCGGCGCCTCTTCGAGGAGAAGAAGTCGAAGACGCTCTCGAACTTCCTTAGCGTTGATCTGAGGCTCAACCGCCCTCCTTTCTAATCGAAGCGGTTGCGGTGGACCTTGTACGCGATGTACGCGTCCATTAAAGCGGCGACCGCGTCGATCTTCTGCTCCCGCTTGGCCTTGTAGAGCTTGCGGTTGCCGTTGGTATCCGTAAGAGCGATCGCGTTTCCCATCGCCCATTGCATGAGCGACTGGTCGAATATAAGAAGTCGTTCCGATGCCAGGATCTTGATCTCCCCGAGCGGAACCGACTCCGTCTTCGCCCCCTGGATCACCTTCTCGATGCCGTGGGCCCCGTGGCGCTGCTCCCAGCGCTGAACGAAGTCCTTGGCGTTGTAGGGGTCGTATCCCATGGCGTACACGTCGTACTCGGACCGCTCGATATAGCGATCGAGATCCTCGTAGACCTCGATCATGTCGAGAACGGTCCGCTCCATGACCTGAAGCGACCCCTCGTTGATGAACTCGTCGTACTTCGCACGCGCAGCCGCAGGGAGAGCGTTCAAGGTGTGCGAGGTGATGTAGCACCGCGTCTTGACGCCGAAATCTCCGCCTTGCAGCGGGAACAGGAATGTGAATGCGCAGAAGTCGTCTCCCTGTGAGAGGTCGGCGCCCATCGCGCACGACATGCGCCAGAACTCGACCTTCTTCTTGCGGGCGAGCGTCTCCTCGTAGGTGAAGTAGTACGTGTACCCCTCCATCGGGATGCCGAACATTTTCGCCAGAATATCATTCCTTAGCGAGGGATTGGCCTCCGCCCTCGATACGGCCCGCTGGTACGCCTCGTAGGAGATGGTCTTCCCGATATTCGGGTTGGCCTTCAGCCACTTGTCCGGGTCGCCCACCTCCTCGACGGCGTCAAGGCGGTAGTGCCATATCGAGGTGTGGGGATCGTACACCTCCCCCTTCAGGATCTTCAGGAGCTCCATCTTCTTCGTGTCCCCGACGCCATTGCGCACGGTCCCCTCGGAGGATGTTGCGATGATCATCCATCCGGGCACCTTCGACGCGCCCTGCTCCAGGGCTTCGACGACGTCCTCGCGGACATCCCCCGAGAGCCACTCATCAACGGTGTTGACCTTGGAGCGAAGTCCCTGTAGCCGATCGACCGCCATGGGGCGGACCTCGATCAGGGAGTCGGTGATGAAGTTCTGAATCCCCTTCTTCGTGGGGTGGAGCATGGGGCGGTTTGCCCGGTTTCCCGTGGTGTTCTGCAACGAGCCCTCAGTGAGGAACGCGAACAGAGGACCACGGGCCCTGGCGATCGCCGTCTTGATGGGTCCCATGATCTCCTCGGCCTGGATCATCGTCGGGGCCACAACCACCTGACGGGTCGTGGTCGTGTCGATGTTCAGCATGTACGACTGAATCAGGGAGGAGTACATGGACTTGGCCGCCCCCCGGCCGACGATCAGATACTGCTTGTCGACGAGCCGGTGCTTGACCCGGCGGGTTTCGTAATGCCCGCCCACACCGCTCTCGTTGGGGACGTAGACGCTCTGCTCCTCGAAGTAGAACCAGGCGAGCAGCTGCTCTGCCCAGACCCTGAACGACGGGAGAAGAGTGAAGGAGTCCCCGTTGGTGAGGGTGCACTCGTTCTCGCAGTATCTGACGAATCCGTCGATCGCCTCATCGTCGTAGTAGTACCTCGGGTCCTCCACAAGATGGTCGATCCGATTCATCTCCATAGAGATCTCCCGACACACGGGGATCTCGCCGGAGAGGACGGCACGTTTGAACTCGGCGTAGTGATGGGGGATCGCGGTATTCGACAACATGATCAGTAATTCGAACCCCGAAGGACGATCTCCCGACTGATCGAGCGCACCGAAGCATCGGGAACGCGGACCGGCCCCGAGGGCTTCGTCTGCCGTGCACCACGACCGGCGCTCCGCCCTCTTCCACCGAAGAAGCGGCGCTTACGCGTAGAATCGCTTTCGCCGCTTCCATCTTTTGGGTAGCCTTCCCCTGAGGGTGCGGGCCTTCCCGTCTTCGGGGTCTCTGGCGGAGGCGGGGACGAAGGCTCGTCCTTCTTGGAGTCGGCGGGCTTCTGCTCAGGCTCCTTCTCCGCCTTCTTCTCGTCCTTGGGCTTCTCCTTCTTACTCCCATTTTGAGAAGCGTTCTTGATCTCCTCGACGATGTTCCGGACGTCGTTCACCGTCGCGTTCTTCTTCCCCTTCTCCTTCTTCTGAGAAGCGGCGAAGCCGGGAATGACGCGATCAAGAGCCTGCGTTCCGATGTGAGTGAGCGCCTTCTTGCCGAGATCGCGACCCGTGTCGTAGAGGATGCTCTCGACGAGTTCGCGACCCTTCGACTTCGGAGGCGGGGGCTTCTGCATGAGGGACTCGAGCTGACGTTCGAGCTGGATCCGTCGGATCTTGCTCTGGAGCTCGGCGTCGGTCATGTCCCGAACGCGCTTGTGTCCGCCCTCGGTCTCGACGGAGGATCCCTCGGCTTTCGGCTTCCTCTTGGACGGGGGAGTCGAACCTCGAGTCGTGGGCTTTCGAATCCCCCATTTCATTCCGGGGACGCCGAATTGCTTGAGTACGGTCATTTCGCCTCCTCGGCTATGTCTCGTATCCGATACTTGTACTCCGACAGGACCTTTTCGAGGGGCGCGACATGGAACGAGTACTGCGGAGGATCGAATACCAGTCTGGTTTGGAGGTAGACGACGTTCTTGACGATCGAGAGCCTGGGGTCCCAGTACACCGACGACCATTCGAGCTTCGGCGTGCACGTGAGAGGACCGCAGGCGCCGAGATCGTTGAGAACGGCCAGTGCCGAGTCAATGTGCATCATCACGTCGGCGTCGAAGGTCGTATCCTCGGGGTCGATGCCGAGATACTGCTTCACGTCGGATAGTACGGTCATCTCACCTCCAGGGAATCATGTCATTCGGACGACGTTCGACGAACGTCGGGATCGGTGGTCGGTCGAGACCGAAGTGTATGGCATTGTGCGTCTCGTGAGACACCGCGATCAGGAACTCCGGATCCAGAATATCGGGATTGCGGCAATCCAGATCCTCCTCGGTGATCGGGTTCATATGATGGACCAGGATCTTCCCGGAGATCGGATGGTCCGGGTGGGCAAGGTCGTATCCGGAATCCCGTACGATCACGTGATCCCGAACTCGGCGCCATGCACGGCTCCGGTAGAACACCTGGTTCAAATATCGGGCCCACCCGAAAGTCGGCTCGCCGACGGTCCCCTTGATCTTCAGGTAGTCGAAGCGGTCGTTGTAATCCGGAAGAGACATCAGATGGGAATATGTCCTAGTCATCCGCGTCCTCCGAACTGCGATAGGACCGGAAGGCCGCGATGGCGTCGGCTGCGATCTGTCCGCGATCCGTCTTGGCCCGGGTCTCGTCCGTACGGGCGACGAGGAGGTCCCTCTCCTTCAGGGCCTTCTGCAACTCTATCTCCGCTCGAAGGGATCCGAGCCTCAGAAAATGGACCAGAACGGTTGTTGGGGCCTTCCGGGCCTGTAGAAGCTCCTCGGCATTGCGCATTGCAAGCCCTATCAGCTTCGTCTCCATCGCCTCCGGGGTCTCCGGGGGCGATCCGATGGCGTTGTCCTCCTCTTCCATCGCGTTCCTTCTCCTTTCCGCGACTCAGATCTGCCCCCTCGAACCGGCGAAGTGAAAGGAGAAAGCCCTCTCCGGGTCGAAGAGGCGGATCCGAATCGCGAATCGGCGGAATCCCACCGGGGATATTTTCTCG